ACCCGTAACCATGACTCGATGCTGGCTAACAGGATGTGGATTCTGCGATCTGCGATGATTCAGGCTAAGACGATTGCCCGTATTGCCCGTATCTCTGCCGATATCGAGTTCACCGATCACCAGTTCAAGACGATGGTGGAGGAGTTGCCTGATCTGGCGGCGTTCAAGGCTAAGGCCGAGGCTCCCCGTTATGACAAGGATGGGCTAGGTGTGCCGCAGCACATGAAGACGGTCAACACATGGGAAGATCGTCGCGATGCGTTGATGCTCAACTGGGGCAAGGAGAAGGAGTTGAAGGGCGGCGCACACAAGTGGGCTGCGTTCAACGCTGTGCAAGGTGCCGAGCAGCACACCATCTCGGTGGGGTTCGGTAAGCGTAAGAACAAGGATGAGCGCAGGATGATTCAGTTGGTTGATTCTCCTCGCCGTCTTGAGAACCAGGCGTTTCGTTACCTCGGTCTTAACGAGTTTGCTTCCGTCTGAAGTTCCCCCTCACCTGGGCATGTGATGAAACTGCCCAACCCAACAAACAAACCAATTCTCCCCAGGGAGAACCTAAACAAAGGAAACTGTAATGGAAATTGAAACAAACATAAGCATTGAAATTGATGAAGACGACTGGTGTGCCGAAATAGACCTCGATGACCGCATCGCAAACGAAGTCAAACACATCATCGAGAGCAAGGTAGACGACGCTGTCTTTGAGGCTATGGAGGAGGTGCGGCGGTCGATGGGCCAGGCCACGATCACACCAGACCGTGTGCGAGAAATCGTGCGTGAAATAGCTCTCGTTGATGGATACGCCCAGCATGGGTGCGCCCTCACGGATGACAGGACGCGAGAAATTGTGCGTGAAGAAATCACCAAAAGCATCAACGGTGTCGGCAGCGTGCTGGCAGCGATGATCGGACCAAAGGATTCGATCAAAGCCGTAATCGGTGAACCAATCCCAGCAAACCAGGCATGGAACACAAACAAGGAGAACAGCAATGACTGAAATCACCAAAGAACAGGTGCGTAAAGCTATCGAAGATGAAGTCATCTTCGGAGACGGCCACACCATCTACGACGCCAAAATATACGAAAACCACTTCGACCTTCCTGACTGGCTGGTCGCTGTCCACAAATCAGACACATCGGACCACAAGTCCACGATCTTCGGCAACGACGGTCAGATCATCGAGGAACTGAGAGGCGTCTACAACCTGGCGTTCCTCGACTGGCTCATCAGAGCGCTAAACCTCGGGGACCGAACGGGGTCGTTCGGCGGGCGTGGAACGATTGCCCGAGACAATGTGCGAGTGCTCACCGAGTGGGCTAACGAAGGAGAAGAAACACAATGATGGTAATGATAGAAGCCAAATGTATGGCGTGTGGACAATCAGAAGACACGACCGTAGATGAGAAAGACATGGCCCGTTACAGCGCTAACGACGGATACGTCCAAACCGTGTTCCCTGAGCACACCGCAGCGCAACGAGAAATAATTATTAGCAACCATCCCCGCAACGTGAACAACCCCTTCTCGGGGTTCATGTGCAGCGATTGCTGGGCGAAACTAGGAGAGCCAGGATGAGAACCATTCACATACGAGTCAACGACCGAACATCGGACTACGACGAGACAAAGAAACGGGTAGAAGCCTACCTTTACAGCAACTTCAGTTTCGCTGAAACCCGCGACGGGTGGCCCGAACTGGTCGTTGTTCACGGCCACGATCAAGCGGGGTGGACGGCAGAAGCGCAGACAGTGCGTTTGCAGTCGGGCCTTATCGCAGCGGAGGTAATCGCATGAGCGAACCAATCAGTTGGATCATCGACGGGCTGCTAGGCGACTTCCTAGAAGAATCATGCGACCCGTGGACCAGTCGGGTAACGAACACCCGAACAGGTAAACAAAAGATCTTCCGAGGCGAAACGGCATGGTCTGATGCCACCCGTTACGCCTGGGATGAACACAGCAAGCCACAAAACAAACAAGGAGAAGATAAATGACTGTTGAACGTCACGAAGTTAACGGCATGAGAGTAATTGCCGTGGCCGAACGGCCAGGAGAAGTCCTGGGAGGACGGTATTCCGTTCTCCTGCACCGTGAGAACGCCCCCTTCAAGGGGCGTCCCTTCGTTGGGGCATCCTACTGGGATGGCAAGTCCGACCACTGGGGGAGCGGCATGTATGACATGGACCTAGAGCAAGCGATGGACTGGCTCCGTCACCGTACCTCTCCCGCCGCTGGCGTCGTATCAATCCCCTAAGGAGAAGCAAATGAACAGACCAGAATGCCCAATATGTTCGGGCTGGATTCCGAACAACGCCACGCCTGGCCTATACCCAGGCGCTATCAGTCGCCGCGATAACAAGACCGAGATCTGCTCAAACTGCGGAATGGTCGAAGCGATGGACGACTGGGCTAAGAGCATCAACGACCACAGAGAGTGAGGTGCAAAATGGGTCGCGAACATTCATGCCCAGTCCCCCAAGGCTTCGAATGCGTAGTCGGAACGCTGTGGCCCTCTAATCCGACACAAAACTGGCGCACAACGCGCCATCTATGCCCCTGCGGCTGTCATCTGCCGCCAGGAACCAAAAAGGAGAAATGATGAGAAGAGCACAAGTAATGCTTAACCGATACTCCAAACGGGTCGGAGGAGGTGCAACCCCATACCTGTTCACCCGACAGAAAGACAGCGCCAAACTGGCACACAACGCAGACGTGACCGACTACTACGAACAGATCGTCTGCTACATGCTGCCCCACACGATGGCCCGAAAGGTATGGCTAGAGGCGACAGGGACGCCTGCCCCGTGGAAATGGCGCAACATATGCCCCCACTCCACGCCAGGATGCCGAGCAGCGTGCCTCGTTCACTCAGGGAGGCTAGGCAAGGACCATGCTAAGCGTGCCATGCTGGCACGCACCGCCCTCTACAATGCCCACCCCAAACTATTCTGGGAACAAGTCAGCCATGAGATCGCCGTTCACCAGAAACGTGTCGAAGACAAAGGCAAGAGGCTGGTTGTGCGGCTCGACGGGACCAGCCAGATCAACATTTGGGAGACAGCCCCCGAAATAGTCAAACACTTCGAAGGGGTAATCTTCCAAGACTACGTCAAGGGGCCGTACAAGACTGAATGGGCAGCCCCCAACCGATACCAAGTAGCGTCAGGGACCGAACGAGACACCGAGGTCACGATCAGGGGGCGCGGCAACATCGTGTTCCCCGTGGACGTGAAGAAGGGCGACCCGTTGCCTGAGCGTTTCCTGGGCCGTCGCACACTCGACGGCGACAAGCATGACCTCAGGTTCTTTGACCGACAGGGAGACTATGCGGTCCTTGTCAGAGTCAAAGGTTCGAAGCGTGACACGCACGGTTTCATTCGCGACATAGACAAGGAGCTAACAAATGTGTGAACGCATTGACCATGCTGCCCGTGAGGGCACTATTAAACGGTTGCACGTCGATCAACACAAAATTCGCAACGGCGACCGTAACGTGGTGACGGTACAGACATCCAAAGGGCCATTCAAAGCCGCTGAGGTGGAGTGGGATGGCCCCTCGAAATTGGTGTACAGGCCCGACACGCCGCTGGGATGCGGCGCCAAGGTATGGATCGAAACCACATCGCCAGTCAAAGTGATACACTAAGTCCGTAGCAAGTTGCGGGACACTAACAATAAGGGAGTAAGAGAGTGCTAGAAGACGAAGAACACGAAAAGCTAATCAAACAAATTACTGAAGTCACCAGAATGGTAGAGAATTGCTTAGAGATGCTCAAAGCCGACGGTAGCCGCTTCTATACAGACAAGCTCCTGTTCTCTTTCACCCGCATCCAGCGGGCGCTTCAATCATCTCTGATTGAAATAACTATTGGGGGCCTAGAGGGGGACTTCGCTGATGGCTGATATCAAGATCCAACAAATACAAGCAGAACTAGACGTAATAGACCGACAACCACCAGGCAAAGCAATGGACATCCAACCAGACGAGCTACCCGCCAACTGGATAAAACGAGTCCTCAAAGGAGAAACCAAATGATATACACCATAACAATACTAGGAATCTCATGGGCCGTAGCGTTCGCCATATGGTTCCTATTCACGTTCAAGGACGACCTGTAATGGAACTTGTACGCATACGCAAATACGGCAAGCCAGGGTTCAACAACATTGTTCACCTCGTACCAGAAGGACGCCCAGGGTTAGCCTTGTGCGGCACCAAGGCCAACGTCTACGACCGCGCCGTTGAAGACATCGCAGATAGTTCTTTGACTAAATGCAAACGATGCGAGAAACAGGAGAACAAAAATGGAACAGGCTGACGACACGATCCCTGTAGACAGGCATGTGCTGTTAGCGATGCTGGACGAGGCATTCGACGTGATCGAATGGCTCCACCCGCTCAGCCACCACCCGTCATTCTCCGAGATCGACTTCCTCGGGTTCATCGTAGCCCACAAGAATCTGGTAGCCGAGTTTGAGAAACACACCGTCGACCAGATAGTCGAAGACCTAGCCGAATCTCACAACGTGACATCAATTTTTACCAAACTGCAATTCTTTAGGGAGTAGTACTGTGATATTCAAAATAGAATCCAGATGTATACCCCTTGGACAAGGGCTGTATGCTATGCGCCACCTCGTAATCGGGGAGAACGATAGAATCCTTGAGTGCTTCACTCACCGATCCGAAGCCGAACATTTCGTAGACAGAAAGAAAGAAGAACTAACCCGTGATGGATGAACCAACCCCTTTCAGCCCCTACAACGGCTGCATCAAAGAAATGAATCAAACGGTCTGGCCCGAACTCTGCCGAGAGTTTGAGAAAGCCCGAGATGAGGCTGTCGCTTTCCGCTGGAACGACAGGGTGCAACGCATCAAGAACCTCGCTACCACCATCGAAACGATGGAGAAGATGATCGCACTGCTCCACTACGAGAAGCGTCAAACAATCCACGAGTTCGTGTTCTTCGGAGAGCGCGGCACAGCGTCACGACTGGCCCGTGAACTGAACATTTCCCGACAGCGAGTCTCGGACGTTTCACAGAAAGCAGCGTACGAACGGCTAGCTGGGATGCACCCTCTTCAAGAAAAGGTTGCGTCCGAGGTACAGTAACGTTACAGTGGGGGAGGGGGGCCTCCAAGCCCCCCTCCCCCCCAGTACCAGTACAGAGTTGTGGATGGCTCTTGTACTGCAAGAACGGTATGGAGGGGATGGTTTTTGTTCTCCTTTCCCATCCCCTCCATACTCGTCTAAAGGAGACAACATGATAGAACTGAATCTTCGCCAATCTTGGATTGGCACGTTCCTGCGGTGCCCTGAGCAGGCACGTCAGGAACGACTGAAACTTGTACGGCAACTAGAGTCCAGCGACATGCTGCGCGGTAATGCCGTTCATTACTCCATCGAACAAGCAGGCGCTCAGAAACTCGCAGGGCGCGAAGTTGAGCTAGACATGATGCTCAACGCCGCAGACCGCTACATAGCCGACCACGCCCACGAGGTCGAGGTCTGGCGAACCGAGGTAGGCCCGTTGACCGACGTTGTGCGGGCCAACGTAGAATGCTGGCACAACGAACTAAACCCGATCCTGTTCCCCAAGCCCGACGGCATCGAACGCATGTTCATCAAGAGCATGGGGGTCCGAGAGTACGACGGTCATCCCCCCGTCAAACTCAACCTTGTTGGCACCGCCGACTGGATAGACGAGACAGGCATCATTTGGGACTGGAAGAACCCGAGCCGCCACTACCAAGCTTGGGAGAAGAAACGGTGGGATATCCAATCGCACGCCTACACATGGGCGCATGGCCTCGACCAGTTCAACCTGGCAGTCATGTCAAAGGGAGAGCTACAAATCATTGAGATCCCCCGCAGCGCAGAAGAGAAATCTGCGTTTGTTGATCTTTGCTGGAGTATTGTGCCTACAATGCTTTCAGATGCAGATTCCTGGCCGCAACGCTGGGAAGGCTGGCACTGCTCACCAAAATGGTGCCCAGTGTGGCAAGCAGGACGCTGCCGAGGCGAACACCTCGGCCAAGACCCTTGGTAACACAACCAGAAAGGTAAAGGGAATGAGTAAAGTAACAGTGACCTTCGCACAGAAGGTCAGCGAGGCTCCGTACGAAACGGCAGACTACTCGTTGATGATTGAGCAGGAATTCGATGAACTATCGGACCCCGTTCAGATCGCCAACGATCTGTTTGCCCAGGTTAAGAGCGAAGTGCTAAAGCAGGCAGGCTGCGAATATGACCTGAGCCAAGATGGCCTCGTCATGCGGAGGTTGCAAACAAGCGTTCGGGGAAGTTCTGCTCCTCAAGCCAGCGCTCCCGCAGCAACGGCCCCGAGTGTCCCGACAGGTCCGACAGCTAACTCAGTAGCTCAGTCGTCCACTTCAGCCCCGACACCATCGGGAGCGAAGATGACTGGCCGCGTGTACCCACGCACCGAGTTCTCTGTCGGCAAGGACGCCGACAAGAAGCAGCTTGCTTTCAACATCCTGGCATTCCACCCCGCCGAATGGGACGGAGGGGTCAAGGCATATCAGGTCAAAGAGAAAGCCGACGGCACCACCGACACCACCCCGAAGGGAACCAACTACCCCAACTTCTCTATCTCCACCACAGCGCTGGGGATGGCAGGCGTTAACGTCGAACGAGACATGGGTGTTTGGATCAACGAAGGCGACAGCAATGTGCCGCTGAAAGTTTGGGATGCTCTCAACGGGCAAACCCAAGCCGATGCCGTTGAATGGGACTGGACAACCCGCCGTCAGGAACTACAAGCCTTCGCATACAAGAAGGTCTGATGGAACAGGGCCAACCAGCCCTGACCGAAGATGAGATCAGCGCCCGCCTAGCGGGCGTTGATCTCTCTCTGGGGGCAGAGAAGACATACAAATGGTTCACCCCGACAGGGGACGCCGTTGACCGATGGATGCAGTACGCAAAGGGATCAGAAGACTGTTTCTTTCTGGGGTTAGAAGAGATCGACCAGCGAATGCGCGGCGTATGGCCGTCAGATGTGCTCGTCGTCACAGGCAGAGCACACAGCGGCAAATCCGCAGTGCTGCTCTCCAGCCTGGCATACAACCTCCGAGAAGACCCAGGCTTCCACGGGGTGATCTTCACCCCCGACGAACCAGAAGTGCTGGTAGTAGCGAAGCTCTACGCTCTGCTCTACCAACGCAACCTGGCCGAAGTCGAAGAAGCGCTACGGTTAGAAGACCCTCTCTACATAAATGAGATCATGGAGGCCAAAGAGCGCTACCTAGATCGACTCAAGATATTTCCCAACGCACTCAAGTTCCCAGACATGAGCCAAGCGATGAGGGAATGCGAGGACTACTGGCAAGCCAAACCAAAGTTTGTCATGGTCGACTTCCTAGAGCAGCTACCTCAAGCGTCAGGCTACGAAGGCGTATCGAAGGTTCTGAAGAACCTGAAGGAATGGACAGAAAACGAGAACATGCCAGTCGGGCTGGTACACCAGTCAGGCAAAGGGTCCACCCGAGGTTCTAGCCGAGGGATGGACGACGGCAAATTCAACGCAGACGAATACGCCATCCTTCAACTCAACGTGTTCCGTAAACGAGATGACCCGAAACTCACCGACAAAGAACGGCGCATCCATTCGGTATCCATCAGCCTTGACCTATGCAAGAACAAACGTCCACCATGCCAAATCACATCGCCACCGATTGATTACTTCATGGACCCGACATGCGGCCTAGTCCGTTCGTACTACGAGTCGGATATCCCAGGTGATGAACGATGGATCGAATAGAGCAATTCGCGGCCCTTCACTCTGGCGGGTTCGTCGCTGACGTATCCGAAGGCGTAAAACCCTTTCTAATAAATGAAGAAACGGCGATAGCCTCAGGCGAAGAATACGAAGCCCTCATCGAGCAACACTTGTACGGCGAAGAAGCCCTCGGTGTGTACCCGCTGATGGAACGCAACGGACTGTTCTGGGTCAACTGGGTAGCCGTCGACCTAGACGAAGGCGACATCTCCGAACCCCACGCAGATAACCTCGTAGCGTTGCTAGAGAAACTATCCATCCGTTCATGGAAAGAACCATCACGGTCCAAAGGGTTCCACGTCTGGGTCTACCTAGAACGGCCACTACAAGCAGCGATGGCACGCAACTGCATGATCGGCGCATGCCGACTCATAGAAACCCCCATCAAAGAGGTATACCCCAAACAGGTAAAGCTAGGCCCAGGCAAGATCGGCAACTGCCTCAGGCTCCCTTACGCTGCGACCCGCAACACGGGTCGGCAACAGATGGGCGACCTCACCTGGGAAGAGTTCACCGACACTGCGTGGGCTACACGCTGCGCCCCCGAGCACTTCGAACGGCTCCACGCCCTCTACATACAAACAGAACCAGCCAAAGCAGCGTTCTCGTATAGCGGCACAAACGACAGCGAAGACTTCACAGGGCGAGCCAGAACGATCTGGGAAAACCCGTTTGAGAAAGACCGCAGCAGCACCTTGTACCGCTTCGCTGCATCGTTACTTGAACGCGACTACTCTGTTGAGGCTACAATCTATTGGGTAACTCAACTCGATGAACGGGTAGGGAAGTTCAAGGACCGTGAAGACGGTCCTCTACAGATTGAACGTATGGTCGAGTCGGCCCTAAGGAGCCTCTAAATGCCGTCCAAAGGTAAGCAATACCGATTCTCTATCCCGCACCGACCCAAAGCAAAGGAACGACCTCGGTTCTCGATGAAAGGCGGCTACGCCTACACGAGCGCCAAGACCCGCACTTTCGAAGATCTCGTCAAAACGTATTACAAAGGCCCAAAGTTCGAAGGCCCAGTATCTCTCGCTCTAACATTCTCACCGACACGCGTCACCGTCTGTGTAACAGAGATGCCCGACACCGAACCAAGCAAGCTCCGAGGCGACGTAGACAACTACGTCAAATCGGTGAGCGACGCACTCAACGGGTTGGCGTACGACGACGACAAACAAATCCATAAGCTCTCAGGGCGCAAACAATGAGCGCCCCCTTCCACGCTGGTTCGTACGGCGAACGGTTCCAAGCAATGGGAGACGAAGCCGAATCAAACTTTGAGCGACTCAACACGAACTGGATACGCTTCGGGTTCAACCGACCCGACGTATCCAAGTTCTACCAGATAAGCCACACCATCCGAGCAACCCCCGACTACATCCAGTCCGACCCTCCACGGCTCGTAGAAGTCATGGGAATGGGGGCCAAGCCGCTCAAGTTCAAACTAGAAAAGATGGCAGCGTTGCAATGGTGGGACTGCTCAGGCATGGATGTTTGGCTCTGGATCTGGTCCTCGACCAGACAGGCCCATGCACAAATCAGATACCGCGATCTGATGACAGTCATAAATAAGAACGATGTTTCGCTTGGCTCGTTCCACGAAGGAAAGAAATACCTTAATATTTCTTCAAAGCTACTAGACTGGGTAGATGGGTGAAAAGTTAGATGTTTCTGAAGGCGCACGAATATTCAAAGCGCTTCAAGATCTAAACCTTCCACCGTTATCACCGCTATACATAATATGCGGGGACCAGGCGCACCTGCCGCCGTGGGTTTTGAAGCCCGACCGTTCTGACCGCAAGCATTATAAACCACTGACAGATACCGAAGCGCTAATGATCTCTGCGCCTCACCAAGAAACCGTTGAGAGTATACAAGAGTTCGAAATAGTCCAAGCAGGACTGATCGAAGCTGTCAAAGAAGTCTGGGAAACGCTGACCGACACCGAACAATGGATCTACCACATGCTGGTAGACGTAGGCTTGTCGATGCGGCTCGTAGCCCTAGCGTTAGGCACACCAAAGACCACGTTCGCTCGTAGACGCGACGACATAGCACAAAAGATCAAGAACGAACTGCTCCGTCACCCAGCAGTCATCGACTACTTAGAGCGCTAGTCGGGTTCTTCCAGCAACAAACATTGCTCAAGGAACGACGTGAACGCCAACGTCCACGACGAAAGAGCCAACCAGTCCTCTATCGACCCGCCGTTCGCTTGCCCTTGAGTAGCGTAAACAAGCCGCCGTACTTCGTCCTTGTGCAGCAAGATAAGAACACCGAGATGGTCACCCCGCCATTGGGCGTGGGTGCCATCATCCATGTCCATCAGAAACTTGGAGTTCTCCAAGGTTTCTTCGATCTCGTCCGCAAGATCAAAGCCTGTATCTTCCAACCATTCCCGCCACACTTCCTCAAATAGTTCAGGATCGTCTGGCACGGCAGGTCTAGCCGAGCGCTGCTCGACGCTGAACAACAATAGTTTTGACCGCTGAAAGAAACGCAGCCGCAGCCGCAGTCGTTGCCGCTTCGATCGTAGATAGATCCGTAACAACAAAGACAGCAAGGAAAGCCTCCACAGCGGTATACGCCGCACGTTCGACCGTATCAGACCTGTCAGACACCCAACGGGCACTCATAGTCATCGTTTGCGGCCCTTTTTCGGTGGCTTCGGTTTCTTATAAACTGGTTTCTTCATAAGTTACTTTCCAAAAGGGCGTCCGCCAGTTATGGCATTGCCCAAATTTGTGGAACGAAGCATCTTCGCGTTAGCGGCAGCTTCCTTCCCTACAGCGTGCATGTTCGACTCAGAATGAGAGTCCTGAGTTTGATCGTCAGAGGCGTAAGCCCCACCATCTGCTGGCATAACAAATACCTCCTATATGAAGATTGAAACGTCCCGTTACAGGAACATCCTCGCCCAAGTGTTCTTGCCGACAACACCATCGGCTTTCAAACCGCTCCGCTGTTGGTACGAGCGTACGGCAGAAGCCGTGAGCCTGCCATAGACGCCGTCCACAGGCCCAGCGTCATGCCCCAAACCGTTCAGCTTCGCCTGCACGAGCCGCACAGCAGGCCCCCTAGACCTGCGTCGCCTCGATAGCGGGCGACGCGCTACAGCCGCTCCCAGGCCCGCTACATACGCTTTGATGCCGTCCCAGTCCTGCTCAGGGGCCGTATCAGCCTTCAATGGCATACCGTCCTGCAACCAATGATACAACGACGTGCCAGGGCACGACGTAGAAGCCAAATCCCTATGGCCCTTTACCCAAAGCCCGCGGCCATAACGGCCCTGAATATCAGAAACAAGCCACTTAATAGAATCCAACGCACGCTGCGAAACCTCTCCAGAACCCCAACCCGTGTAACAGATCGACTCGGTACGGCTGTTCCAACCCCGAGTAGCTCCGCCAACAATACCGCCACCACGGCCCTCATAGATGACGCCATCGTCATCAACAAGCCAGTTGTAAGCAATAGCGTTCCAACCACGGCTATCCATGTGGTACCGCTCAAAGCCCTTCACAGTAAACGGCCCAGTCGTAGCGCTCTTAACCCCCGAATGGTGCAGCACAACACCGACCACCCCGCGAAGTTTCGAGAACGCCCGTTTAGGGGGACGTGCGTTCCAACCATCTCTGCTAACTATCGTTCTACCCATAACGTCCTGCTAACGCTTGTTGCCTCCGCTTTTCGGCGGAGTCTTTATACATCTGTCTGATCTTTTCGTTCCGCTGCTCTTTCGGCGTGTTCACCCTGAACCCCAACCCCAACACAAAGTTCAAAGCAGTAGCGATCTGCTTCATATCCGCAGAAGACTGCCACTTCGGGTCAACGTTCGGGTCCAAACGGCTGGCATTAGCGAACACAGGAACAAACTGTTCCACCATATACGCAGCTTTGTCCGTCATCAGAAGCCGCCCATTAGCGTCTTGCTGCAAGTTCCCCGAAGCCTGCAATACTTGTTGCAACACAGGGATACTAGCCCATTTAGGTGCAGGTTTTAGATCATTAGAGAACGGAACCTGATTAAACGTCCGCACATCCATCGCCCACTCGGCAGGGAACTTGTAATGAGGGATAGCGGACTCCATAAAGGGCCGCGAAGCGTTCAGAATGTAATCTTGGATGCCAGCGTTCGGGCCAGCATCAGCGGCCTTAGCCCAGTTCGCCAGATCAGCGAACGGCAACGAAGGCAACGTGTAAACCCTCATCCCGCCCCACTTGAAAGGCAACCTGATACCCATGTTCTCACCGAAGTAAGCAGGTTCCGTTCCCTCCGCAGGCGAAAGATGTTCCATCTCAGCTTTGAAATTGGTGATGCGGTTCCAAGCCTTCGGGTTACGGCCCACCGATTCAATCAACACAGGCAGCGCACGACGCTGCCAAGTCCAGAACGGAATAACTTGCTTAGCTCTACGTTCAAACTCGGTCAGATCAGTGTAATCAAAATGGTATTTGTAAACCTTGGTCATAGCCGTGTCGAGACTCTCGCCGCCCATCATCGCGTGATGGGCAAGGGAACCTCGGGCCATAAACTCTACGTCAGTGTTCCAGCCACGAATAGCAGAGAACCCCTTGAAATCGGCGCTCCACGGTGCCCACTTTCCTGCCTTGAAACCAGACCGAGCGCCTTTACCCTCGACCAACTGCCCAGCCTTATCAAGCCCAGACGTAATATCCACACCGCGACCGCCTGTACCAGACGCAATACCCGATGCGTACCACTTCTGGAACGTCACCAATTCGTCAACAGGTACCTTCGTCCCTCCAGCATAGATACCCAACTTCAGGTTGAAACCGCCCCTGTCAATCAGGATCTTCAAACCAGCGTTCACATCACCTTTGCCAAGACGACGGGCCTTGTCTCGGATCTTCACAACACGAGGCATCATGTGCAGCGGCATCTCAGCAAGCTGATTATTCATCCATGCAGCGCCAAGCATGTTACGCATCACGAACCCAGGGGTACCAACCGCCTGAGCCTTCCACCAATTCTGCACTCGTGCATAACTCTTTAAGAAATTGCTCATTTCTTGCATGTCAGCCGTCCGAGCAACAGCCTCAAACATTTCAGAGAAGTGCCGACCCAACTCTGCCGCCCTAGCAGGCGTCATAGGAGTATCAACAGGAGCCACAAACGATTTCCCGTGAAGCTTCGACTTCGTCAGATTCCCCACCCTGCCGTACGAAGATTCAATACCAAAGTTATGAAGAACATCCTTCAGTACCCCTTCAGCACCCTCCATGTACTTGTCGACAAACGCAGCGTTACCCTGCCCCTTAGCAACCGCTCTAAACGCAGCGACAGGGTCATCAGCGATCTCCAAAGCAGCAGCCGTATCGCCCTTCCTGGCGGCAGCTTCAAGCAGCTTCCGCTGCTGCATCAACGAATCAGGCCCGTTACTCAACACGCTACGAATCAGCGTGTTGCGGTTCCCTACCTCTTTAACAGTTTGAGCAATCGTTTGGATGTCTGCAACCATCGCCTCGATCTCGCCTTCAAGGGCAGCTTTGTTCTGAGATAGTTGATCCATTGTTTCACGGACCTTCGGCGGGGTACGACTACGAACTTGAGGTACGGCCCCTTCAAGCTGTTTGACCTTTATAAAGGTTATATCTCGCCAGGCTGGTTCAACACCCGTGACACGAAACTTGCCTCCACCGACTACCTCTCTAAACCCACCACCCCTATCTGGCCTCCATCGTGATTCATCCATCACCATGAACTGGACGCGATCTCCGCTTTCGATCTGGTAGATAACTTTCTTCGTCCCAGGAGCAAGCGAGTGAGTCTGCTCAGAGAACCCTGCGGCATCGTCCACGTCCCCGCCCCAAGCCCGAGGCTTCATACTTATTTCGTCTCCAACCGCAGGAATCTCAGAAACAACTGCGCCGCGGTGGAACACCCCTTCAGCAGCCATCGGGTCGTTCTGTGCCAAAGTCGCTCTTATGTAAGCGGCTGTCTGAGACTCAGCCGTGTCTTTAACAGCCGCTCCCGCCACCTGAGCATCGAACTCTTTAAGAACTGGTCCGATGTTGCTATGATCCGCCCATACACGGAACACTGAACTGTGAACACCTCGTGGGTTTGGGTGCTGCATAAATGGGCGAGGGTCATAGTCCTTAGGATCAAGCTCCGCACGAAACCCCAAACGCTGATCCAAAAACGAATCAACAAGAACATCAAGATCACTCTTATACTCAGCCCGCAAAAGCGTAGTCAACGCATCAGCATCATCCAACGACTGACCAACAGCATCCATCAGATGCACCCCAGGAGTCAGATCCCCCAAACGCTGCTCCAAAATGCGGGTATTCTCCATCGTCTCTATCAACGCAGCCTGCGCCCGACCCGCAGGAGAATCATCAAACGTAGCCAAAACCTTGTGCATAATTTCAACACGGTCCTCGCCCAACAACGTACGCAATGTGCGGCGATCACCCAACCCAGCAAGAGGCTGAGAGTTCCAACGAACCTCCCAACCAAGGTTGCCTCCCTTCCAATCGACCCGCACCACACGGCCATCAGCAGGCAAATCCATAAACGTCGAAGCGACCCGTCTGAAATCATCACCCGCAGCCCACAAGCCAAGCAGGGTTTCCTTCAACGCAACCTGAGCCTCCTGCATCAAAGCAGGATCACCCAACTTAGCTAACCCCCGACCAGAGACAAGCGTCGGATCAAACGCCTCCAAATTGCCCCGAACGTTCTTAGCAATATCAGCAACCTCATCAAACAATTCGTCTAACTGAAGAGCCTGCTCTTCTAGCTGCGTACGAATCGTCGCAGGACGGAACCTCTTAACAGCATCATCACCAGCCTGCGCCCCAAGATCCCACTGATTCAACACCGCACCAATCTGGTTACGTTGCATCTGCAAACGCCCAGCAGTCAACTGCAACTGATGAAAGAACTCCGTCGCATCAGCCAACGCAGCCAACCGCCGCTCCCCATCAGCAGCCATCTCACGAATCTTCCGACCCTGAGCCTGCGTAAACGGCCCCTCTATAGCGTCACGCCAACCAGCATCATCCAACAAAGCACGAGCATCAGCCGACAAACCAGTGTAATAATTGCCGTCAGACGCCGCACGCAATACCTGACCAAACGAATCAATCTGAACCTGAAGATCAGCGACCGACCCAGCCAACTGGCCGTCAGTGCTATTCAGCCACTTCGCAGCAAACTCGGGAGTAATACCATCAGAAGCAGCAATATCGGCCAAAATGTTAGCGACCTCATCAGGATCTCCGCTCCCAGCATCCAACTGGGCGCGCAACACATCAAGCTGCTCCCCATTTTTGACAAGCTTGCCGTTCAAGACAGCGATGTTCTCCGCTATATGCCCCTGAGCAAACCTCGTACCAGGCAACATCCAACCGTCTCGTACAGCCAAATCCAGAATCGTCTGAGAACGGATATGAGAACTCATCACATTGATGTACCGCGGCAACACCATCGAAGCATCAGAAGAAAACGTAAACGCCTTCTTCTTAGCCCCCTTCGAAAGAGTCGACGGAGAAGCCTTGTCTACAATGGCTTGCATCTGGCGCAGCACATTCATACCCGCCTCATCAACGTTCTTAATGACCTCGCCTGCGTGCAAGTTCGTCATCACGTTCGTTGTGTTATCCCCGTAACGGACACCGTTAGCCAACTCTGCATTCATGACCGCTTCGAACTCTGCGGTCAACGCCTTCTCATCAGGAACCAAGATCCCGCCACGGGCAGGATCTTTAAGATTCGCCTTCGCAAGCTGCTCAATACGATCAATGTCAGCCGCATAAGCTTTGCTTTTTGGGGTCGGCTTTAGCACCCGATTCTTTCGGATTTCAAGGAGCTTTACCCCGATATGCTTAGGCTCCATCAAATGCCGAGACTGAGTCGGGTTACCCGTCAACGGGATACCGCCGTCATCAAACAATGGCACAGTCTTATTTCTGCCAGCCCGACCAGTAGGCATGTCGTCTCTGAATCGGGCGGCATACAAGAACTCTTCTATCTCATGCGGGGGAATGCCAGCGCTCTCACCAGCCTTCTTCCACCAAGCCTTCGCTTGGTCGACCAACGGATCGACAGTCCTTGTGCCGTCTTTCGCTGTCACCACCCACCGAGAGAACGTAGGGTCCGACAACAACAAATCATCAGGGGTAGTCGCCGCATCAAACATCAATTCATCGAACTCGCTGCCGCTAACATTCGACTTCCGACCTTGCCTAACCAAGTTATCTAAGCCATCCGTCGACTCCTTATTCCACCTAAGACTCTTCAAAGTGCCCTGGTTCCCCATGCGTTCCACGCCCATCGCTAGGAGAGCCGCCTGAGAATCTTTGCCACGTCTCGCAGAGATTATTGCCGCCTGACTGTTGAGCCTCCCCAGCAGCCCCTTCGTTCCTTGCTCAGTTTCGGAAGCGGCACGACCAGCAATAAGCCCTGCCCTAGACGAATGGGTGACAGCCCTCCCGATCTGCGAAGTCATCAAAGAAAGACCTTTAGCAGAACCCGTCCGCAAAGTCTGCGTTGGAAGACCAACCGACAACGGCAACCGAGCAGCCTTACGAGCAGCCTGGTTCACCACCTCAGGAGAAGCCCCAATGATCCCTGGCGTTGGCGCTTTACCCATCATGCGCTGCACAACCAGCTTCTGATTAGCCGCTAACGTTAAATCAAACCCTGCGTCCGTCGCCCACGGTGCAGTCCCTAACTCCCTCACACGGCGTTTCGCAGCCGCCTTCTTAAGAGGCGGCAGAAGCGTCCCCAAAGGCCGCTCAACAACCCTCCGCGCTAGCCGCCCCGTTCCAGGCACAATAAACCTGATACCAGGCTGAATCCCAAGCGCCCGCATAGCTGCTGGTTCAGCAGCAGAAGCAGCAATAACACCTCTTGTGCGGACAATGTCAAACACGTTGTCCATACTTCTGACTATTTCAGCCGCATCAGCACCCTTGCTCGCCTTCGCGGCCTTAGAAGCAGTAGCAGCAGCCAGAGCGATGTCTTGAACTTTCGACGCCCTAGCGATAAGGCCCACACCAGCTATGTACGTCAACGGATCTAAAGCGATATCTAATGCAAGACCAGCCGCAAACATGCCTGCGGGGGGAAGATCAACCCCCCAGTTCCGCAACAGATCGCTAGCCATCATGTTGTCTGTGAAAGCTTGGCTATACCAATCAGATATTGACGCGTCACCGCCCATAAACAAATCGGATGTCTCCTGAATGGTGGAAACCACCATTGCACGCATGGTGTCGAGGCCATCTAACGTTGGCCCAAGGATAGGAATATCGAATACCCCGCCGCCCTCACCCTCGACGCTGCGGACACCATGATACCCGTAAGGATTTGGGCGTATATAGTTAGCGTAAGGGATATTGACCGTTGCCGACAAATCCAGCCCCTTAACAGGGGTAAAGCTAGAATAGTCTAGCTTCTTAATAAGACCCGACATATCGGGAACCGTCGTCTCCCGAGGAGACGGTAAAGCGTTAACGATGCTAGTTCGGTCGATAGCCACGATAATCTAGTCGACCCAGCGGCCAATAGATTCCGACCAGTCTTGCACCGTGTCCCCTACAATGTCCACTCCTAACTTAAAGTTATCGACGGACCACTTCGTCGGGTTCGCCCAATCAGGCAACGAACCGTGGCCGCCGCCGCCCGCCTCTTCAGGTAGCTCTAGCTGGTATTCAAGTAACGACAAAGCACTAATAGCTTCGGGCGAGTTTGCGCCAAACTGCTCCACCGCCCGCTGATACCCCTTAGCCAGAGTGTCATAATCATCAATGCCGAGATTGCCAGTAGGAGTATCAATCCTCGGTTCGTTAAGGTCAGAATCAAGGAACTCGTCGCCATATTCGCTCTCGGATATAGCCAGCCACTCGCTCTCAGTGAGAGGCAGACCCTCTTTGTGCTTCTGTATAGCCGCTAGCGAAACCGCACCGACCTGAATAGCACGCTCCTTAGCGGCGCGACTCTCAGCAGCCCGAGCAGCCGCAGCCTGAGCAGCTTGTGCCGCCTGCAACACCTGAACATCAATGTTAGTCATCGCCATCTGGTACGCCTGACCAGCCTGCCGCTCAGCATCCGAAATAGCCTGCAACGCCAAAGCATCATCAATCAAACCCTGATTACGCATCTGATCGACAGCCTGCAACGCAAACGACAAATCCTCACCAATGCCAAACATGGCAGCAGCAGAAGCCTGATCGTTAGCGTTCGACGCAAACTCGGCAGAAGCCGTCGCAACCATGTCCATCTGGTTCAACAAGTTCGCAGAAGACATATTCTGCGAATGCAACATCGCAGTAGTCTCAGACTGTGCATCTCCAGCAAAATCGCCAGGAGCAATACCCATCATCTCCAACCGCGAACCAGCAGTCGAAACATCAACACCGTTAGCCCGCAACGCATCATCAAACTGTGTTTGCTGACGGGTTAGCTCCTCAGCTTTACGCAACTGTCGCGAAGCAGTAGCCGCTGCCTCCGATTCAGCACGAGAAGAATCAAGTTCCGTTAAGAAATCTTCACGGCCCTCAGCCGTGTCCTCAGCGAACTGCTCATCGGAAGCCAAACCCTCTTCGCGAAGAACGCCCAACTCTTCTACCAAATCGCGGTTCTCTTCGAAGCCTTCCAGTTGGCTACCGAACAGATCGGTCTGGCCCTTCCGCAGCAGGTCGTAGATGCTTAAAGCAGGAGCGCGCCCGCCTCCGCCTCCGCCTCTGCCTCTGTCGTCATCGTGCGGCCACCCCGAATCTTCTCTTTCCTTATACGCATTCTTCCTGCGCCATTCTGCTCGTTGCTGAGCAGCCGAAGGCTGACTGAAATCGTAATCCGAGACGTAGCCGCCGCCAGGCCCAGCAAACGGGTGGTTTGACTGACCCATCCTCGGCGGGCCGTCAACGTTCGAATAACCAAGATCAGGAGAATCAGGATTCCAACCACGCTTCGAATAAGAATTAGGCAACAAACCCATATCATTTGCTTGGCCTTGAGCGGCCAACAAATCCTGCCAACGAGGAACATACCCCTCCTGTGCAGTAGGAACAACAGAACCACCGTATTCAGGCTGCGTCACAGGCCGTACCGAGTTAGCCAGTTCCATAGCCCGAACGATGTCATCGTAACTTAAAGTAGTTTCAGTTCTGGTTGTTTGACCGTTGATTACTTCAGCCATCATGCACCCCGCATCTGATCGCCGTACAAACCAGCCACCAAATCCTGATAATCCTGAGAAGCAAGACCCTGCCTCAACTCAGACAAATTGCCCATATCCAACGAATCTTGCAACCAAGAATCCATAATCGACTGCCCAAAATCCTCACGCATACGGTTCTGCCCCCGCAACACATTCGCAGCAGTCTCACGACCACCCCGAACAAACGAACCGCTATCAATCATCCCGCGCTGGTTATACATGCCAGGCAACGCCCGATACGCCTGCTCAGCATTACGGTTCAAATCAATACGGTTACGAGTGTTCTGGCGCGACATTTTATCGCGCCCGTACTGCCTGTTGATAAGGTTCTTCTGCACCTGAGTAGACGCGTTTTGCACGTCTGCTGCCGAGGTAGAACCCATACCGCCGAAAACGGCAGAACCAATGTCTTGATAACTTGGGGAAAACGCCATATAAAGCTCCTACTTCATGGCAAAGATTGTCCCACTACTCGGACTCTTCGTCCTCGTTGTCGGGATCAACAGCCAACTGTTGCTGCATCTTGATGTTCTGTACGAGCAGCACACACAACTCAAACTCTGTCGGGTAACGGTCCTTGAATGCTTGGACTACTTCGTCTGCGGTTACTTCAATCATCACAAATCCTTAAAGCTAGTTTCATGATGACTCTAGCGCATCAACCCGTGCCCGCAGGAACTGGCACTCAGCTATCAGGATCGGCACAATCTTCGAGTAGTCCAGCGCAGCGGCGACATATGTTTCGTCTTCGTCTGCCGTGGCAGGCTCAACAGACGGAGCGTTGACAATGCTTTCAGGCAGAACGTCGATCGCTTCTTGAGCGAACAACCCGATCTGGTCGGTGACTGTTCCCTCGTTCCAGTCGAAGTCGTGGACTTGGAGCGTGTCCATAATGGACCCGATCCGTTCCTCAGTTACCAGGCCGTTGTCGGTCTTTAGGGTGGCGTCGGAGGTTGTCGAGAAATTGACCGACGCTGAACCCGTGCCACGAACTGATCCGATGGTGGAGCCGTTGCCTCGCCTGAACAGAATCCAATAGTCGCCCGTGCCAGGGTTGGTACTGTTGCCCGACGCTCCGATCTGGATAACGCCTCCTGTTCGGTTGCCTGTACTAACATCCAGTTGGTTCCAGAAGTTGAACGCTGTCCGAGATGCGGTGACCGAGAACTGGCGAGCACTGACCAAAGTGCCGACGCCGACGCGCCCGTCACCATCGACGGTCATACGAGTACTACCGTTGGTGCGTAACGAAATGTCATGGTCAGTATCAGTTTCCAGATACAGTCCGCCTTGCTTATTCTCGATCTGTAGCAGTCCGCCGCCCGTAGCAGGGAATCCCATACTGCCCGCCAAAGCGCCTCCAGCGTAGAGTTGAATCCGTGCGTTGATCGCGCCGCCAACCGTGCCGCCAGTGTCATCTAAGCGTAGTGTAGCCTCGGTAGCGTTGGCGAGGTGGAGCAGTTTGTTGGGCGACGTGGTGCCGATACCGACCTTGCC